CAACGGCGAACCGCCGGGGACACTGATCTGTGTCTTCCCCTCGGCACTCGCCTTGTTGAGCATCTCCATCACCTGCTCAAGGTTCCGGGCGTCGGCGGCAAGCGTGTCGCGCTGGGCTTTCACCGCGTCCACGGTCGCATAGATGCTCTTATCCTTGGCGCGGGCCAAGTTCGCCCACGCGTCGGTGTTCAACTTCACCGCCGCCGTCTCGCGGTCGATCTCCAAGACGAGCCCGGGGTACATCCGCATCATCTTTTCGGCGTCGCGGATGAACTGCTGGCGCAAGGCGTTCGCTTTCGACGTCTCACCGGCGGCGAGTGCGGCCTTCACCTTGCCTTCCGCCTGACTCAGCTTCAGCCACATCGCATCAAGATCGTCGGCCTCGTTGACCATCTTCGACAGGCGCTCCCGCACGCTGTCGATGTTCTCTTCGGCGGCGTTCCCCCACACCGCCCACGCGGTTGCCGCCGCGCCCAGCAGCATGATCCCGGCGCTGATCCACGGGTTCAGTTTGGTCATCAGCGACGCCACGCCGCCCAGTGCCCCCGCGCCGCTGACCGTGCCTGTGGCAATCGCCAGTGCGTTCATCGCCATGGTCAGGGTGGTCACCGTGGCAATCGCGGCTCTCCACGCCAACAGTGCCGTCACGACCGCCAGCATCCCCGCTGCGACGGTCTTGAGCCACGGCGGCATGTCCATGAGCCCTTTGAGCACCTTGTGCTGGATGTCCACCACCCCCTTCATCACGGGCAGGTAGTTCCGGCCAATCTCGTTTTCGAGATCCTCCACCAGACGGGCCGTCGAGCCCATGGCCTTGCCGACGTCGTTCATTGACGCCTCGTACGCGCCGGAGACCTTCTTGGCCTCTTCAAGGATCAGGTTGACGAACGCCTGCCGCTTCTCGAACACCGTCAAGGCCGACGCCGAGGTGTTGTTGGCCTTGGCGTACTCGTCGTACACCTTGTTCAGGTTCGTGAGAATACCAAAGCTGCGCAGCAGTCGTGGTTGCTGCAACTGAATTGCCGCCGTCAGAGTCGCGAACGACTCGGACGAATTCTTCCCGGCAATGACCGCCAAGTCCTGCGCGGCGCGGGCGACTTTCGCCGCGTCGGCAAGGCTCAACTCCGCCTGCGCGAAGTCCATAACCGACTGCCGAGCCTCTTTGGTCGTGATGCCCAGCGCCCGAATACGCTGCGTCTGTGTCTCGAAGTACAGGTTGGTCGTGCCGAGGTTGTTCGCCAGCACGCCCATGGCCGTACCCAGCACTTCATTGCGGGCCGCGATCTCGAACGACTCTTTCGCAACCGCCTTCAGCCAGTACGCCAACCCTGTTGCGCCGATAGCTTCCAGCAACCCGTTGACGGCCTGCCCGAGGTTCACCGTACTCGTAGCCTGCCCCAACGCCGCCCGGGCCGCGTCACTGTGGGCGACTGCGGCGGTCATCAGCCCCCGGTTCATCTCGGCCGTGACTTGTGTCCCGGCCTTGAATTGCCCCGTCAACTGCGCGAACTGGGTTTTGTGGGCCGTGGTCAGGAACGTGGCGTTCTGCACCTGCGTGTTCATCACGGCCAGCGCCTTGGTGTGCGCGTCCGTGATCTGAGTACCCGACCGCAGGATGGTGCTCAACTCGTGCAGCGCCCGCACCTGCTTGATGATCTCCTGCTGGTGCGTGCGGTGTTCGATGATGAGCTTGGTCAGCGCATCCGTCTGCTTTTTTGTGGTCTCTTCGTTCTTCTTGCTGCTCTGCTCGTGCTCAGACGACGTCCGTTTGACGGACGCCCCCATCTCTTCGAGCGCCTGCGTGAAGCGGCTGATTTTGAGGGTGCCCTGATCGTCGATGTCGATAGCTGCCAGCAACGCCATGGGCCGAACTCCTCACCGCTTACGCGGAAACAGCGATACACCCGGCGGCGGGATCCCGTCCTGTTTGCGGGCCTCGGCCTGTGCTTTCGCTACCGCCTGATCCTCTTTGACCTTCCGGTCCTTCGAGGTCAGGATCAACCGTTCCATGCGGTTGCGCTCCATCTTGAGATCCACCAGCGACCGCCACACGCTCATCGGCACGTCGTCGGCCTGCAACCGCATCCCCACCTGTAACAGACTGTCGAGCCAGAACAGGAACCGCAGCCGTGGGGCCGCTATCGGATCCGGGTCTGCCTCCACCGGTGTCAGGTGCATCGGGCACCGCTGACACGCGGCCTCACCGCTCTTCTGGTACAGCCCGCACTCCGCTTCGGTCGGGCAGTCCAGATCGTACTTGTGGGCCAAGTACAGGGCCCGGCGGATGTCCCGCCGGAGCCCCGTCACTCGGTCCTCGTTACTCGTCTTCGTTGACAACGCCGCCACCGCGCTCGTCGTCACCCTCGTCGTCGGCCAGCGACGTCAGCCCGGCCACGTTGCCGAGGAACTCACGGATCGCTTCGCGCTTCGCCACCATGGGCACCACCGCCTTGGCCTGATCCGCGTCAAGCTGATCGTGCAGCGTGCGGCCGACCTGCACGTCGTACGCCCGGACCACCAGCTTGTTGTACAACTGCTGTGCAGCCATGAGCGAACTGCCTTCGACTTCGGCGCGGGTGCCGCGATACTTCACGCGGGAAGCGGTCTCCTCGTACTGGACCATTTCCTTCGGCATCGGCTGTCGGCCGAAGACATGCACGGCGAAAATGGCACGGCCGTGGCGCTTCTGCACCAGCACGACGTAGTCTTCGTCGCCGGTCAGGTTGATCTTGGATTCGATGGTGCTGTACTGCTCAGGTGAGAGTCGATACTTCGACATGATTGGACTGCCCTCTACGTCTATTGGCGACATTCACCACGGAAGCCCTGCTGCGTCCCCGAATGCCGCCGGGAACCTGAACGCGGGAGGGTCGAACCTTGACTCCCGGGGAGTGCCGCCGCCCGGCCATATTACCGACCGACGCAGCGGGACAAGCCCGGGAGTGAAGCACATCAGGGGCCGGGCGCTAATGCCCGGCCCCCTCGGAATCATTACACCGACGCCGTCGCGTAGGCCGGAGTCGTGTTGACCACGGTCACCGTGAACGGGTTGTCGTCGTCCCCGTCGTAGAAGACCGCCGCCTGCACGTTGAAGACCACGAGGTCCCCGTCGGTGCTGATCGGAACGGCCCGGTACTTCATCGTCGGAATCGACAGGATGAGCTTGTGCTCATTCGCGCCCGAGATGGTGGCCCCCTCAAACGTCAGGGTGGCCTCCAGTTCCGTGCTGCCCTCCAGCCGCGTGAACAGCGTGGTGTTGGCGTCGGCCCGCACGGTGAACTCGAACACCACCGCCCGGCGACCCCACTCCAGCTTGTTGCGCACCTGACCCGTGGCCGGGTTGCCCGTGGTCAGGTACCCGGAGCCGGGGCAGTAGCCGTCGGCCTCGAAGTACTGGTACTCGGTGCGGAAGCGGAAGCTGCGCACGTCGCACGAGATGTCGGACGCGCCGCCAGTGGCCCCGTGCGAGAACGTCAGACCGGAGAACCGCATCCGCTCCCCCTCCGACACGCTCATGTCGGGGAACGTGAACGATCCGAGGGTCGTCTTGACGCCGGACCCCTGCATTTCGCAGGTCATGCGGACCCAGTCGTTCAACTGGCCGGTGAGTTCCACCGCCCGGATCTGCATCGACGGGAACTTGCGGATGTAGCCGCTCGTGGTCTTCTCCACGACGGTGAACACCGGCTGTTGACGGCCGGAACTGTAGTACCCGGCTCCAGCCGGGTCCATGTACTCCATCACATGCTGGTACGCCGACGGCGACCCGCCGAGGTTCGAGGATGTGATCTTGCCGAGGTGGAACGCCATCGCCCACCCGAGGATCTTCGAGGTGGCCGTGAACGTGCGCCGCAACTGCGTGTCCCACGACATGATGTCGAGTCGCGTGGCAAACTCGTGCCCGCGCCCGAACTGGTTGGCGTTGTCGGACATGTTCGGCACATGATCGACAATGTCCGTACCCTCGAACGGGTGGGTCTGGTCGATGTCCCCCGTCGGGTTGGCCGTGGCGTACGCCGACTGCCGCTTCAGACTGAACGCCCACTCGATTCCGACCATCGACTGTGCTGCACCCATTGCCTCTTCTCCTACCTGTGAGCCTTACTTCCCGTGACAGAAAGGCGACGTGCGACCCTCAAAGGTCATCGTCGCCCGGTGAATCACTACCGCCGACCCCGAGTCAAACGCCGGAGTCGCCAACGAACCAAACTCCACGTCTCCGCCGATCTCGTCGTACGTCTTGTCGAGCAGGCCGCTCAGTGTATGCGTGCGCAACAGCGCCTTTACATCCGAGACCATCTCGAAGACCCCTTTGTCGGGGGCGGATTCGCCGAACACGGCCAGCGTGTCATCGAAGTTCGCCACCAACAGGTACAGCACAAACCGGTAGGTGTACTGCACCTCCCGGATCGCGGTACGACGTTCGCTCCATGGGCGGGGATGCGGGGATACGACAACGCCGTACCGCGAAAACCCGGCCGGGAGACGGTCAGGCTTGAACACCTGCTTGGCGACCACAAGCCCGGAGTAGCCGGTCAGACCTGTGAGGGCGGATACAAGCCGCGTCGCGATCAGCGTGGCGTCGTTTGCCATGTACGGTTGTACGCGGCAGCAACAACGGGATTACTTGGCCCGGCGTGACTTGATTCGAGCGTTCCACGCCAGATTGGTGTCGTCACGCTTGGCCCCGGGGAACATCTGGGATTTCCTCAACCAGATCGACCCACCGGAGACCGAGTCCACCTTGTAGTCATCCAACTGCCAGAACTTGCTGCGACCCGCCTGTGCGCCACGATCCGGCACCACATACCCGAGGTCGTACTGCCCGCCCGGCTCTGCACCCTCGGGACCCGTCACGACACGCCCGGTGCGGTCGCGCCCCCACGGACGGCCAAGACTGCCCCAACCCTTGAGGGCCGCGCCCAACGTGTCACTGCCGGGCAACGCGCCGTCGATCCACGAGGTATCTGGACCCGTGCGCGGTGTGTCCAGCGGACGCGGGTTGACGTAGCTGACGACCTTGAGGGACTCACCGCTGGGGGTGCGGATCGGCACGTCAGAATCCACAGCCGAGTACTGCCCGTTGCTGAGGGCAACGACTTTCATCGCCCCACGGCCGCGATCCACCAGACCCTGTGCCCACTGCTTGGCCTCAGCGGCGGTCTTGAACGAGGTCATTGGATCGCCGTACCCGGTCCGGGGCCCTCCGTCCCACTGGGAATCCCACAGCGGCCCGTCGCTCTTCCCCCCACCCTTCGAGCAGAACTGCCCCCCGTTGGGGCTCCCCGCCGGTTCATGACAGTCGTTCGCTTCGCGGAACGACGATTTTCAGGGACGAATGCGCCGTGTCAGGGATGGTAAAAGCAGGCACGTGTTTCTACCGCTACAACAACAGCACTACTTGCTACCCCACATCCATGAAGGCGACGCGGACGTGCATCGAACGGCCGGTGAACTGTCCCCCCGGCACCTCATCGACATCCCCCTGCCGGATCAACCGCGACTGCACGCGCACGCTGCCCACCGTCCACACCTGCCGGTCAAACAGCGCCTGAATGCGGTCGGCCACGCCTTTGAGGGCGGTGTACCCCGAGGGCCGAGACCACAAAAAGAAGGAGAACACTGGCTGGGCTACACCCATCGCCGTCTCGTTGTGCGGCATCAGCATGTAGGTGACGTACACCGGCTGGGTGTCGCTGATGACCGCGTCACCGAAGAACCGGTAGTACAAACGGGGGTCGGCGTTGGTGGCCCCCGTCAGCGTGCGAAAGGTCGCGTCGCTCTGCAACCGGGTCAGGGTGGCCTCTCGGATGGTGTCAAGCGATGTCGGCATCAGCGTGTCCTCAGTCCAGCTTCAGGGCCTGTGCCTCGGCCACGATTGCCGCCAACTCCACCGACCCCTTGGTCAGCAGATCCTCCACGGTCGGCCAGAAGAACGGGTACGGCCGGGAGTGCGGCGTGCCAGACTCTACAGCATCCGCGTACGGCGCGGTCGCAAACAGCCACAGCGTCGGCAGCGGCGGGGCCGGGCCTGCGGTAGGGTCCCACTGCCCCGGCGGCTCGAACTCCATCCCAATCGAGTCGGTGAGCCAGCCCGTGCGGTCGATGTAGGCGTGATCCCCGTACACCGGCATTTCCCCGTCAGGGGGATGCGGGCCTCCCGGGGGGTGGCCAGACTTCATGGTCTCCACCGCTGCCGCCCCGAGCCGGGCCAGCATGTCAATCGCCTTCTGGTGGTAGAGCGCGAACATCTCCACGTTCGCCATCCACTGCTGGATCGCGCCGGGGTAGTACGTCAGATGCACGGCGGGCATCATTGGCGCACCTGCTGGAGACTGATGGCCGTGAATGCACCCCACCGGTTCGAGGGGAACTCGACGCGATAGGTCGTGCCGCTCAACGCCACCGTGTCCCCGATCCGGATGTCCCATGCTCCGTTGATCAGGAGTCGGGTGTTCTTCACTTCGTAGACCCCGAGCCCCATCACCTTGACCTGTGCCCCGGCCGGGATCACCAGTGCATCCCCCTCGTACACCGTGGTCGCGGTCTCCGTGCCCGGCATGAACCCCGCGTTGTACACCGACACTACTCGCGTGATAGTCACACGGGTGGATCCGAAGAACCGCACGAGGGCCTGAATCGACTGGGAGATGAACGCACGCGGGGGCTTGATCGGCAGCATTGGCTCAACTCGTCGGGGTGTACCCGGGCAGCAGGAACGTCACATGCCGCAGGCGGGGCTTCGCTCGGGTCAGCGGATTGGTCAGGTATCGCTCGTATTTCTCCGCCGCCGACGCCGTCATGGCCTTTGCCAACCCGATCCAGTTCGGGTGGGACTGGCCGGTGGTCAGGTTGTACCCGTCCGGAGCGGATGCGGACAACGATTCGGCGTACTCCGCCGCCTTGCGCGTGTAGGCGGACGCCGCCGCCAGATCCACCACCACCGACCGCAGAGCCACCGGCAACGCCTCATCGGTGACGGCGGTGTACCCGAGCGACTCGCACGCATCCAGCAGGTACGCCGCCAGTTCGGCGTCGGTGAACCATTGCCAGTAGTAGGACGCCTGCACCGCGCCGGTGGGGGCCGACCCTGTGGCTTCCATGACCCCTTTCACCGCGTTGATGCTGTAGGCCGTGTACGCCAGCCCGCTGTGGATGACACTCAGCGTGCCCGCCACCAACCGGGTGCGGCCGACAAAAAACTGTTTGCGGACACCGTCCGGCGTCGGTGTGATGTCCACCGCGAACTCGTAGTGATCCGTCTCCGCATCCCCCAGCCGGGTGCGCAGGGCCGCTGTCGCGGCATCAGCGGTCCACATGGATGTCCTCCTCCGTCGCGTTCTCCACCCAGACCCGAGCCGACTCCACCGTGATCGGGGTCTGCCCCAGCAGCATTCGGCTCTCGATGGTGGTCGTCAGCAGTCGCGCCCGGCGCTCCTGTGCGGTGACGCGGGTCACGCCCTTGGCCCGGTCAGGCACCAACGCCGCCGCCCGCGTCAGAATCGCTTCGCGCACCGTCGGGTCGGCCAGCACCTCACCGACGGTGGCGTGCGCCACCGCCGCCAGCGCCTGCACATCGTCTGTGGCCGGGGCCGGTGTCACCTCTACCGGCACCATATCCCCGGTGTCGGCAAAATGCTCCGAAGAATCGAATACCGGGGCGGGCAGGGTCGGAGGGTGCAGCGCCGTGCGCTCCGCCTCCAGTCGCGCCTGAAACTCCGCCGGAGTCAACCGTTCCTTCTGGTAGACCGCGACGTACGCGATTCCCTGCGTGTGGAACCATCGGCGCTTCTCTTCCGGCAGAAACGGCCGCTTGGGATCCTCGAAGTCCACCACGACACTCTCCGTGGGGTAGTACCGGCTGACCACCACCAGTGTCAACGAGTGCGGCGTCAGCGCCATGCGCAGCCCTCGGGGTGCGTACTGCGCGACGTAGTGCGGGCCCAACAACGCATCGAGCGGGTCCGCCCCGGGGCGGCGGGACACCACTGCTTTGACTTGCCCGGTGGACGGCGCGGCGTCCTGCAACGGAATCATGGTGGGGTACATGCGGTGCGATCACTCCACGAAAAAGAGAAGGGGCCGGGGTGGCGTGTCGGGCAGGTCCGTGGCAAACCGCCGTCGCGCCGTTCCCCGGCCCCATGTTACACGGCGGCTGACCGAAGTCAACCGCCGTGGGTGAATCAATCGCCGTCTTACGACTGCGAACCGTCGTTGCCGACGTAGAAGAACCGGGGCTCGATCCAGTCCGACTCCCAGCGGGAGCGGATGCGGAACGCGTACACTTCCTTCTTGAAGGAATCGCCGCTGGAGGGGTTCTCCTGCGTGATCTCAATCGGGTCGCGGCGCTGGAAGACCATGCCCTTGCGCGGGTCGCCCAGACCCCACGCGTACTGCTTCACGAACGGCGAGGAGAACGGCGTGTACTTGCCCCGCAGGGGGTTGACACGCATCGCCGTGTGCGGCTCCGTGGACGCGTCCGTGTTCGCGTTCGCCATGTTCGGCGAACCCAGAATACGGATGGCTTCGAGTTCGTCGTCCGGCGAGGTCACCAGCACCTTGGGTACGACCACGAACTTGCGGCCGACCGGGTCGGTGATCTTGCGGATGGCGACGTGGGCCGCTTCCACCGCCGTCTGCGACAGGCGCACGTAGGACGTGGGCCGGTTGCCGATGGTCGTGGTGAACGGCGACCCGCTGTTGTACGTCGAAGCGGGGACGTCCACACCCTCGTCGGTACGGGCCAGACCGAACAGACGGTTGAGGACGTAGATCTCCTCGAACGTCCGGTAGCCCTCGCCCATGTCCGACGCCCGGCGACGGACCTGACCGGTCATGTCGTCATCGAACAGTTCGCGCTCGAACTTCTCGACGCGGCCGAACTTGTGGTTGCGGAGTTCCCGCTCGAACCCCTTGAAGTTCGATTCCTGAAACTCTTCACCGGCGTCCACCTGCTGCGGCAGCGACGAACGGTAGAGCCCGCCGTACACCTCGGTCAGGCGCTTGGATTCCTGCATCGCCACGAAGTTCGTGTAGATGGTTTCGTGGTCACGGTACGCTTCGTTCGCGAACTCGTTGACCGCGCCACGCAGCAGGAACCCGTACGAAGACTCCACGTTGGCTTCGGTCAGTTCGGAGATGCGCTCCGCCGTTGCCCGCAGGGTCTTGAACGAGAAGGACGGATCGGTGAAATTGATCCGAGCCGCTGCCTCCCTGAGTTGCTTTTCGACACTGGCCTTCATCTTTCGTTCTCCCTCTCAAAAAAGTAACACCCTGTCGGGCCTTCCGACGGCCCTCCCCACCGGGAAGGGCCGTCCAGATCAAGCCGTCATTACGCGACGGCGGTCTCGGTGGCGTCAGCCGACGCCGAGTAGAGCGGACGCGGACGCAGCCACACCTTGACGAGGTCACCCGTGACCACGGCCTTGCCCGACGTGCCCGCGAAATTCGGGTCCACGACGGCCACGAAGTTCGTCTCGGTCGCGCCGGTCTTCAGGACCTTCTGCGCGTCGGCACCGATCTTCACCAGATCCCACGGGTAGAGCGTCACGTTCTCACCGGCGATGACCTCCACGAGCCCCTTCTGGATCACGTTGATCCGGGGCGACTGGAGATCCGTCAGGAACGTCGAACTGCCCGCCGTCTCGATGGGGTTGGTCGTTTCCGACATGCCCATGAACGTGCTGCCCGACGCAGCGACGGCCTTGGTCGCACGCTTGTTCGCGACGTCCCACACAATCAGGTCGCCCTGATAGATGGTTTCGGTCTGATCGACCGGCACTCGGCTCAGCCGAGCCAGTTCGATCTTCACGCGGTTGATTGCTTCACGACTCGCCATTGCATTCTCCTCCGGAAAGAGCCATCATCGGCCGCTTCCTTCACTCTGGCCGACGCCCTCTGCGTCGGCCAATCCTTGGTCAGTCCTTCATCGGCACGCCCGCTTCGCGCAGCAGCGTGTCGATGTCGTTGCCGGTGTCGCCGCCGATGCCCTCGTAGGACGACCCGCCAGCCCCCTCCACAGAGGCATCTGCCTCGTCGTCATCACGCGCCGACTCGGACAGACGCACCTGCTTGAGCAGGGTCTTCTGGAACTGGATCTCCGCATCCACCTCGCGCAGCGACGCCAGACGCAGGAGCTTCGGCATCAGCGCCTTCTGGATCGCCAGCGGCAGACCCGATTCCTTGACCTGCTCCGTGGCGTGCGCCTTCAGGCGCAACGACCGGTTCTCGGCCTCCAGCACCCGCACGCGCCGGTCACATTCACTCTCGGCGAACGGCTTGCCGATCTTGTCCTTGCGCTTCGCCTTCTTGGCGATGGCGGTGCCGGACGCGGCCTTCGAGCCGGGCAGCGACATGCCGGACGCGTTGGCTTCCTTCGTCATCTTGCCCTTCTTGCACGGGCAATCGCCCTCAGCCTCCTCCTCGGACAACTCTTCGGCCCCTTCCTCGCCGTCATCGTCCGGGTCCTCGCCCTCGGCCGGTTCGTCGTCCTTGGCCTCTTCGAGCGGGGCATCCGCCGGGGGCTCGCCGCCGTCCTCGGCCGGTGCGTCGTCGGCGGTCTCCTCGATCTTGTCCTTCGGTTCCGCGCCGCTCTCGGCCAGCTTCGCCGACAGAGTCTTCACGGCGTCTGCGTCGCCTGCCTGCGCAGCTTCTGCGATCTGTTTCAGGATGTCCTCGGTCTTCATCTGCATTCCCCCTCGTGCGGATTCAATCAGCCGGGTGAATCCACCCCCGGCACCGGCCTTGGTTACCAGATCCCCCGAGTCGATGGCGGTGAACTTCTCCACCAGCGTGGCATCGATCTCGTTGCCGTTGTCGTTCCACTTCCCGGGCTCTGTGCGGCCGGACCCCAGAATCGAGATGCCGATACGATCAGCCATGCCCGCTTCCACGAGTTCACGCACAGAATCGGCCAGCCACTGGTGCGGTTTGAGGATGCGCAGGTCCGCCACGACACGGGCCGGGACGCCGCGCTCCCCTTCCACGAACCGTGGGTTGGTGTAGACCCCGACAAAATCGCGCAGTGTGCGCTCCGGCTGGATCTCCTCATCAATCGAGGTGGGATGATCGAGGAACGCCCGCAGGCCGTCGAACATACCCGCGTCCACCGCCTCTTTCATCGCGGCCGGTGTGTACACATGCTTGTCACGGCGATTGCCCATCCCGGCCGCAAGGATCGTCACGCCGCGAAACAAGCGTGAATCCGTGCTCGACGTCGCGGCTTCGCGCAACGACGCCACAGACTGCGTCAGGTCGGTGAATGAGGCAAACCGCTTCATACAAAGGTCTGGACCGGGTAACAACGAGATTACCCGGTCCAACCATGGAAGCGGTGGTTACAGGAGGGGGATCAGAACCCGTACGACACGGAGACGGCGAGGGTGCCGCTCGTGGAGATGATGCGCAGTCCGGTCAGGTTGGCCCGGGCCGTCAGGTACAGCGGCCCGAAGGTCGCATCCCATTTGTGTCCCACGGACGCCGTGGGATCCTGCCCGTTCTCCCAGTACCGAATGGAGCCGGAATCCAGCGTGAGCTTCACGACCTTGGCGGGGACATCCTCAGACGACAGATTGGCCGCAGTCAGAGGGACGGCCGTGACCGCGCCGACGGACAGCGTTTCGTGCTTGCGGAACTCGACGGACAGTGCAGGTGAAATGATCATGGCTCAAACCCTCAAACGAAACTGGACGTACCCGTCCTCGGTGACAACGGGATTATCCACCACCAGCCGATCAAACGTGGCTCCGTGCTGGTTGCAGTGCTCGACAAACCGCTCCAGCAGTCCTTGAAAAAACCCGGACACGTCGTGATTCTGCTCCAGCAACTGCACACAGCGGGCGTTGTTCCGCCCGAGAAACACCTCAAACGCGCTTTCAGGCATGACGCCCCTCCAGTAAACGGTCGAAATTGGCGACCCACGCGTGCCCGCGTGCCGCCCCCCACGCCCCCGCAATCTGTGCCCGGGCATCGGCACCCATCTGGGTCCGGGCATCAGGTCGCGTGACGAGCCACGACAAGGCATCCACCCACGCATCGAGATCGTGGCACACAAACCCGTTGACCCCGTTGTCGATGGTGCCCGCGTATACCGTCGGGGATGCTACGGTTGGGACCCCCAGCGCCGCCGCCTCCAGCACGCGGATGTTGCTCTTCGACTCGTTGAATTTGGTGGGGGCCAGCGGAGCCAGCGCGATGTCGAAGTGCGCATGTTTCAGATTGCGCGGGTACTCGGCAAATGGGACCCCACGCATCCACTCGAAGCGGTGCGGTGGGATCACGCCTTGAATACATGCCGGGACGTTGCCGAAGAACCGCAGCATCACGTTGGGGTGCCGCGCCAGCACCACCGCCAGTGCGGGGAGGATCTGCACCATGTCGTTGTTATGCGTCCCAGACCCCTGCCACCCGATGACCACGTTGTCCCCGTTGTCGGCCAGCGGGATGTCGCGCAAGGCGTCCTCCCCCCAAAGGGTGGGATGCAGGAAATTCGGTTGCACGGCGATGTGCGCGTGCCCGACGCGCTCCTCTACCACGTCACGAAGGGCCTCGGTAGACACGCTGATCATGTCGGCCGATGCCGCCAGTTGCTGGAGGAGTTTTCGCACACGCTTCTGCGACCACAACCAGTGGCTGGGGTTGTGCCGGGCCACCCGCCAGAGGTCGTCATCCATCTCGAACACATACGGGATGCGGCGGCGCTGCATCTCCGCCACAAAAGGCCGGAAGTCTTCCACCGTGGGACGTTGCAGCACCACGAGATCCACGCCTTCAAGCTCGGACTCGGTTGCTCCGGCGCTCCGAAAGAGTCGTTCGTGCGGGAGGTACAAATTCTCGTACCGCCCCGTCGCTTCCAGCACCATCCCGGGCGAGAAGCACCGGTACCACCCGCACGCCCACTGATCCGCGTGTAGCCACAATACACGTCGTCGTGTCATAGCCCCTACTCTACCCGAAATTGTTGCTCAAAGGCATCAAACTCCACCGGCACCGGGGTGAACGTGGTCATCAACCGGTCCCAGTCCAACACCGGCACCTTCACGCACCGGCACCCGGGGTGGCTGTCCTCCACCGGCACGGCCGTCGTGATGGTGCCGTGCAGTTCTTCGCAGATCGGGCACACCCGCCCGTCCTGCCGCGTGAGCCACACCTCCCCGAGGATGTACCCCTTCTGGTCCCCCACCCACGCCAGCAGGGCCTCCCGCTGCCCTTCCGTGAATGCTTGCTGGATCTGGGCCTCACCCAGCGCCGCAAACCGGCGTCCCATCTGGTCGGCCAGTGTCTCGAAGAGGAACCCCGCGTCGTCCAGTGTGGCCCCTTGTGCCAGCGCGGCCCGCCACGCCGCACGGCCGCGCCCGTCCATCGCGGTTGTCCACCGGCGGATACGGTCGGCCAGTGACAGCCCGCCGATACCCACCGCCGCCAGCGCCGCCGCCGCGCTAAGCCGCTCTCGATCCGCCGACACCATGGCGGGGACGCCTGCCCGGGCCGCGTCCCACCAGCCGAACATGACCCCGTCTTCGTGGGCCTCGGCCACGGCCTCCCCGACCACCTGCTCGATGTCGGCGTTGAGGGCTTGCACACTGGCGGTGACCTGCTGATCCATCTCACGGTCCGCGCCCGTCTGTCGGGCCTGCACCACGTCAAACCGCGTCATAAAGTGCCGGTAGAAGACGCGGCTCAACTCGAACATGTAGCCCGTCAACCAGCGTTCGATGCGATCATCGATCTGGTCCAGCACCGACCGCTCTCGGCGATTCAGCCGGTCGATCCGGCGGACGGCTCCAGCCAGTGTCATCGAGTGCAGTTCATGCACCCGCAGGGCCCGCTCACTCGGATTCGGGCGTCGGGTCTTCGGGGGTCGCTTCGCCATGGGCCTCTTTCATCGACTCGGCCAAACGCAGCAGGCGTTCCGCCTTCCGCTTGCGCCGTGTCAGCAAGGATTTCACGCGGGCGGTGTCCGTCCACCCGCGTCGTGAACTGTAGTGCTGCTGCTCGGATAGTTTCGGCGTGCCGCTGCTTTTGCTTCCGGCCACCGCCGCCTTCTCACTGTCGCGGGAGAACGATTGCCGGGACAGGGTGGCTTTGGTCTTCGGCAGATCGCGGCCTCCCGTGTCTCCCGCCATGCCCGCCTCGGCCCCGGTGTAGGCCACCGGGTTCTTGTCGCCTCCTGCGGCCTTGGGCACCGGCCCGGGCTTCCCGGCGGCGCTGGCCTGCATTGCAGCCATCTCCATCGGGTCCGGAGCCGTCTTGACCACCTGCTGCATCCCTTGCGCGATGACCGGATTCTCCCCCCGCTCCTCGCGAATGATCTGCTGCTCTTGGTCGAACTGGTAGTTCGTGATCTCGAACTCGCGTGCCGCCATCTGCGCGGCGCGGGCCTTCGAGAAGTAATCCATCGACTCGGCCAGTGCGATGTCCTTCAGCTTCGCCGTACGGTCTGCCGCCGCGATGCCGGGGAACGTGAACTCCATGTCGATGTCCGGCTCCTCCAGCTTGGCGTGCTGGAAGACACGGCGACTCGCCCGCAGGAGCACATCTTCCATGATCTCCCGGTAGGTCTCGAAGTTCTTGACGTCGGGTTCGGTCTGGATGAGGGCTCCCGCCCGGCTCGACCCGTACGACACACCGAGGAACTGCTCACTGATCCCCGATCCCACCGCGATGATCTTCAGGAACATCTCAGCGTCCGTCTTGGCTTCATTCGCGTTCGTGTTCGCGTTCTTGAAGTCCACCGACACCCCATCCGAGTGGATCAGGACGGCCCCCGATCCCGGCGGGGTGGCGAACTGATCCTCTGCCGCCGTCAGGTCGGCGTCGTCACCCTTGACCGACACGTCGAGCGCGAACATGGACCGCATCTTGTTGAGCACAATGCGGTCGTTGGTGAACTCGCGGAAGCGCACCAGCCACGACAGGATGGCGTACAACTCAGACCGGCCGCGCTTCTCGGATCCCGTCACATTGATCTTCGTGTGGTCGATCTCACTCGCAGGGATCTGGCGAATCACCAGCGTGGCCGGGGGCGGGGCCTTCACCGCGTGGTTCGTCGCCAGCATCATCTGGTTGATCGTGACGAACTGCTGGTGGTAGTAGTAGACGTTCTCGATGTCTTCCGGGTCAGTCACGATTTCCCAGATGGTGGAGGGGTCAATCGACCGCACCACCAACCCCGACTTGGTGGGGAAGTACCGCAGAAAGATTTCCCCGAACATCACCAGTTCGTAGAGCATCTGCTTGGTGCGCAGCCCCATGCCGTTGAGTTTCCAGAACGCGTTCCACGCCTTCAGGTACTCGGGGTCCTGATGGTACCCCTTGACCCCGCGCCCGAGGGAGAACATCGGGATAATGCGGCAGATGCGTTTGCCGAGCGGGTTGCGCGTGGCCGCTTCCCAGCACTTGCGGTGCATGTCCAGCGTGTCAATCAGCAGCATCTGGCGGCTTTGCGGCGCATTCATCGACGGCAGGGCGGTCTCCCCAATCGACCATCGCGTGCCGCTCCGCTGCTCATCCGAGTATTCTCCGAGGGAGAAGTTCTCGCGCACACGTTTGACCTGCTTAAGGGATGCATCTGACAAAAAGTCCTTCACGTCCTTCAGTGCGGATGCCGACACCGCCTCCCGGATGCGGCGGCGCACGCCGGGGCTCTTGAAGAACTCCTGTGCGTTGCGGTAGTGCGTGCGACGCGTCCAGCCGTGCTCACGGATCGACCCCTCGAACACCTTGGCGTCGATATTCACGATGCGGGTCTCCACCAACCGTGAAATGTGGTCGAGCGCCTTGTCTGGGTCGAAGGCCGTCAGTCGCTTCATCACAAACTTCGGCCGACGGGCCGGGGTGTCTGCGGCAGGAGCCATGATCACATCACTCATCGGTCACGTCCTCTCAATCGTACAACGAGGTGGCTGACGGGGCCAGCGACGTACGCCGGTGGACCCGGATACGCGCCGGAGCCGCCGCCGGGTTATCAAGGGCAAACGTCAGCGCACTGTGGGTGGCGCACGCCACGGCGTCCGAGATGTCCTTGCTGCCCCCCTTGGGGTGGTCGTACTTCTTGCCGCCCACGAGCCGCAGTTGCTCCACCTCCCGCATAAAACGCGGGTGCAGGTAGAAGTCGAGCTTGCCGGTGTTGATCAGGTCGAACAGCGTGTCGTACGGCTCCATGGTCTTGTCCGCCGACAGTTCGTCCGCCGTGTACCCACGCGACTTCAACTCCTGCAAACTCTCCAAACTATTCCACTGGTCGTACGTCACCCGCTCGATGTGAAACCCTCGGGCGGTCATCTCGTACACGTAGCGGCGGCGCACTTCCGCGATATCGATCTCGCGTCCGGCCCGGGCCGCGATGCTGTCCATGAAGTCCACCGTGACAACCCCGGTCTTCCCGTCGCGATGCACCATCGCCACACCCGCCCGGTCTCGGTTCTTGGCAAGGTCGATGTGGATGAAGTGCCGTACCCCCGGACGTCCCCGGAACCATGTGGCAAACATCTGCCGGTCCTCTTCCCACGGATGCAGCCGGACCCGGTTCACCGTGCGCTGCAACAGGTCCGGATCCTTGAGCGATGCCTCGGCGGCACCATCCAGCCGGGATCCGTAGTTGCGCCACGCCTTGCCCGGGTTGCGCTCGAACTCCAACCGGAGCGAGTCAAACGTCACCTTGGGGTTGAGGTGCCACGTCGCCGCGACGACGGCGATCTCCGCGCCGTCCTTCGACCGATAGACCTCCATCTCCCCGGGGCCACTGCTCATATACAAACGTCTGTTTGTATTGACAACGGGTTTACTTGGGGAGGTGGGCTTCCATGGCCGGGGTCAGCGGGGCCCACCGCCCATCCACGATGACGTGGCTCAGCGTGAACGCCGCCAGCGCCAGCGGACCGAGGGAGGTCTCCCACGCTTCGACTACCGGTAGGGCGTCGTCATGTAAAGGATGGTCAAACACGGGGGCGTTTATTGACAGCACCGGCGCTTGCGCAGCCAGCGGGGCCAGTAGCCGGGGCGGAGCCGCGCCGAACCACTCGGGTAGCGGGTCACCGGTGCTGGCCGAGTGCGCGATCAACAACCAGCGCCAGCCGAGCACCGCGCCAGAGAAGGTATACAACTCGTTGGTTGTGCGGGTCCACGGGGCGGTGAACCCGGCCTGTGCCGCAAAGCCTCGTAACCACGCAATGTGGGGGAGGTGCAGGGTAGGGGTGCGATGGTCCGCAGGCCACGGCGGCAGGTCAGGACAGGCTAACAGGTCGTCCGCCGCCGCCCACAGCCGATCCACGTCTCGACGGTAGGTTGCCACCTCGGTAGAGTACCGAGCTATGCCGGAATGTCAACTACCGGCACACCCAACAACCGCGCCACGTAGAGCACACGGCATCGGCGGGTGTCCGGGTCGAGTTGAGGGCGGCGAAGCTCCCAGCACGCGTTGGCCTCTTTCAGGATGATGAGGAGCCCCGGATCGCCCGGCGGCGTCGTGCAGGTCCACAGTTCGAGATGGTCCACCGTGTAGGTACGACCGTCCTTCAGCAATACGCCGATCATGAGCGCCCCCATCGTTTGAGGTACTTGGCTGGGATGTCCCCGTAGATGATGAAGTCGTCCGGCGACGTCCCGTCCCATGGGGCATCACCGGTCCATTCGATATCGCCGCCAAACAGTTTGTGCATGAGGGACCCAGCGGCTTCGTATTCGAGCCACGCCTCTTCCCGCGTCACGCCGGGCATGAACCCGTCCCGCTTCATGGCAGCGGTATCGATCTCGAAGATCGTGTCACCGTACTCGCCGCCCGACAGCGACTCCGGGTCAGGACGGGTGAACACGGCCGCGCCCACAAACTTGTTGGTCAGGCCACGGGTTTCGCTCCGCGCTTCGAGCCCCTTGGCTTCGATCTCTTCCACGTTGTCCGCGTCGGTGGCGTGGTAGAGCGGGGACGGCGACCCCCAGAAGTCTTCATCGGCCGGTGTGACCCATGCCTGCGCGGCGCTGGATGCGATCCAGTCGGCGGCGGATTCGAGACTGCCGTCCGCGCTGATGACTTTCGGTTCTCCCTTGTGGATCAGGGCGTACACGGTATCACCCTGATCGTTGGTCACCGGCGTGGCGTCCACCCCGAACAACTCAAGCACCTCTGGCAATGGCTTGCCGACGGCCGCAACTGCCTTCGGGTGGTCGAACTCGGGGTCGGCGTGCCCGGACATCGCCGTGTACAGCGCGTCGCTCAGGTCAATCGGATCATCCCACCCATCGGGCACACTCTCGCCACCCTTCGAGCAGAACTGCCCTCCCTTTGGCGACCCTGCCGGTTCGTGGCAGTCGTTGGCTTCCATGAAACGCTTCGAGTGTGTGAATGTGCGATTCCCGAGGGCCGACTTGATTTGTTCAGGGTAGAACGCCACCCAATCGTCCCGGTCTACGTCGCCGTCGGTCATCGAATTCCGTAACACAACACCGTCGTACCCGCGCCCGGCTAGGATACGACGAAGCGATGCCCCGCTCACCGTGCGTACACCCTGCGCGGTGCGGACCTTTCGCATCTGCATCAGCGTTGAGTACGCGTCCTCATCGTCTAGCACCAACGGGTTAGTAATACGTAGGTACGCAGGGATGACGCGGGCTCCTTGAACCTTCCCGGCAAAATCGGATGCGATAAACTCCGCGTTACCCTCATCATAGTTTTCAGTGCGCAGAGGCGGCGCTGAGAACCACGTACCGAGGTCCCCTAACCAGTACGCGTTGTTCCCCTCTTTTCTGCCCGGGCTAAATGTGTCGAAAGGCTTCGCGGTACCGTGGTACACCCGTAACGGGCGTCCGTGTGCATCCACGACTTTCGAGTCCTTGAACCAACGCCGGAACGCCGGAGATGCGGTTACACCCCCATCAGAGCAGAACTGCCCCCCATTTGGTGAACCTGCCGGTTCGTGGCAGGTATTCGCCTCACGGAGGGCCGTGCCCCACGAGTCTGGGATGAGGTGCATCTGAGCGGCTCACTTCCGGTGCTTGACGAGGATCATGGTCTCTTCGGGGGCCCCGTCCTGCATCGGCGGTAGATCCGGCGTCTCCGGCTCACCCGGGGAGAGCCCGACGGCCTGCTCTGCCGCCAGAATACGCCGCAGGTCTGTGACCATGGCGGACACGGACGCATCCAGCCGGGCGTTCACCTCCGGCCCGAGCGACTCCATCGCCCACGCGTCGGCGGCGTCTTCCTGTGCAGGCGTCAGCGTCTCGCCGCGCTGGCTCCGCAAAAACTGGCGTTCTCCCTCAGTCACGATGCACCCCCGTACGCGACGTTCGCGTAATCCCCACGATACAACACCTCGGCCTTGTACGACCGCAGAATGCGGCTGGCCCGTTTGGTGACGCCGGACTCGCGCAGCCCCTTGTCCACCTTGGCCCGCACCGCCCGGATCAGCCGGTTGTCGCCGCCCCACTCCGGCACGGCAAACGTGCGCAGGACCGTCTGGCCCCCATCCTTGAACCACGTCCAGCCGCCGATCTTGTTATCCACAAACACCTTCTCGATGGCCTTGCGGACGGCCTGCGACGCCTCAGGCATCCGGAACTCCAGCCCGTGATCCGGCGTCTCTCCGGCCTTGGCGGTGCGCAGCATCAGGAT